ATAGGCTCCCGAGCCGATGTCGGTGAGCGGCGGGTAGACCGGAGCAACCGGCTGCGTCGTGTCGGCTGTCCCGCCCCCTGCCTTCGGAGTCGTCGTCGGAGCCTGCCCTCCGCCAGGCGCTCCTGGGGGCAACTGCCAGCCGCCTGTCTGCTGTTTGGAGGGATTGTACGTCAGCAGACCACTCATCATCTTGTCGAAGCCTGCATCGCCTGTCGATACAAGTGCGTCGCCCACCGCGCCCGACTGCGTCCGCAGCCCGGGCAACGCGCTGTAGATCGCTGCCGAGTTCCCTAGGCGACCGGCAGCGTACTGTGCCAGCGAGGGCAGTGAGCCCAGGCCCTGTGCCACGATAGGCCGATACATGCCCCACTGCTGCTGCGCGATGTTCGCCATCATCTGCGCGATGGCCGCCTGCTGCTGGGCTGCCGCCGCCTGTCCCGACGCCGCCTTGTTGGCGCCGAGCCCTCCCAACAGCCCACCAATCCCGCCAATGACGCTGCCGATGGCACCCATGTCAGCCCTCCGGGGTGGCCTCTGCGCGGAACATCGGTATCTCCGCCCAGGTGCCGTCTTGTGCCTTGACCTTCACCACGAACGCCTCCCAGTCCACCCACATGGTCCCGACCGCGGCTTCCGCCGGCGGCCGAGGAGGAAGCTGTGTCCTCTCCGGAACTTCGATGTTCACCGGATGCTGGAGTCCTGGCTCGCTCACCGCACGATCTCCGGTTCCACTTGGAGTCGGTGGATCTCGGTGCCCACCGCTGTCTCCCCCGACAGCTTGAAGACGACCACCCGGCCGTTCGTTCCCCTGCTTGGCCTCGATACGATGGCGACTTGGTCGTGCTGCTCGCGGCGGCCAGCACCGTCTTCGAGCCGATGCACCTGCACGTCCGGCGTCCCCCTGTCGCTCCCGTCGATGCTGACCGCCACATCGGCCAGCGCCGGAGTCGCCAGCAGCGCGTACTCCCGGATCGCCTTCACCTTCCCGAGGTCGCCCAAGTGCAACGCCGGGAACTCGGCTTGCCATGCGATCTTCTCAGCCGCATCGGTCAGCCCGTCGAGGCACGTCCACACGAAGCCGTCCGAGGCGTCGCCGCCATACAGGTCCAGGTCGTTACCCGCGCCTCCCAAGGTCGCCCAACAGGCGACGCCCCAGCCGGTCAGCAGCGTCCATCCAGACGTCCGCAGATCGTACACGAGCACCTGGTCATTCACATCATCCCCACTCGGCATCGCCATCAGGTACTTCGCGTCGAATACGACCCCCTGCACCTGTGTCCGTCGCGCCGCGGCAATCCCTCGCACCCTCGTCCTCACCGGGTTCGAGATCACCGTCATGGCGCCGCCCTGCGGCCACGAGATCACGTCCTCGCCGGTGTACCAGAAGAGCGTCGAGCCCAACTGAGCGATGCTGCCGTTGCTCGCGCAACCGAGAGCATCGGTCAACCGGACCCGCTGGAAGTTGGCGAACGAGGTCCCCTGCAGCGCGTGGACGCTGTGGTGCTTGAAGACCACCAGCATGTCACCGAACGCCGCCAGCCCGCTGATCTTGTCGCCGTCAGCCGGGTCGATGTCCAAGAAGCCGCCCGAGGTCTCGATGGCGTCCAGCAGCGTGATCGGTGGCACCTGCTGGGGCTCCTCGTAGTTGCTGATGTAGAGCCGGCTGGGGTTGTCCGGGTCCCCTGCCGAACACAGACGGTTCTTCCAGGTCGCCAAGTAGGCGCACGGAGGCGCGGTCCCCCCGACAAGCTGCTCGTCGCCAAGCTGGTCGACCGAAAGCTGGTCGGTGTACGTCTTGCTCCCGCCGGAGCCCACTGTTACCTCCGCAACCCGCCGCCAGACCGCGCTGTAGCCGCCCGTCCGGTAGATGCGGACATGGGAAGTACCGGACGGCGCCGCCGAGGGCACCCATGAGACGGCCACGCTGTTGTACCGGGTTCCCGAGACGACCACCATCGCGTCGGGCGAAGGCCCGCTCTCTACCTGTGAGGTTGAGTTATACCAGGAGAAACGGTACAGGAACTCTCCTGTTAGGCCGCCGCTGTACTGAAGCTGGTCCACCCAGAAGTCGAAGCCCGCATCCTCGTTCTCCACCGTCCAGCGGAAGTAGCGCACCGCATCCCGGTCATCCTGGGCGTACTGCTCGATGTTGACTGCCACGAACGCCCATGTGTCGGCCTCCTCGATCAGCACCGACGACTCCACCTCGTTGCCCGCCGCTTCCCCGAAGCCGAACCGAAGGAAGGTCCCCTTGCGCGTCGAGCGCGCCCAGAAGCTCACGTAGCGGGAGCCCGAGAGGTCTACCGTCGCCCCGGCGCCGAGGTCCCGCTGCACGTACTTGTTGAGGCAAGCCGAAACCGTCCCCGTGATCTTGTTGCTGGCGCTCCCGTTGTGGTAGACCGTCGAGTCAGAGGCCACCGCGATGCCGGCTCCCGAAGCCGTCCAGCCGGTCGAAGCCTCGCAGGTGTCGATCGACACCGACCGCTGGGCGAGCGAGGGCGCCGCAGTTGGGTCGGCGAGCGCCGAAACGACCACCAACGCGGACCCGTCCCACCGCTGGAGGTCGTTCACTCCGTCGCCAGCGTAGAGGTAGTTCTTGATGACCGCGAAGCTGAAGGGGTTGGTACCGGTCAGCGTGGCCCCGCAGGTCGTGAAGGTCCCGGCTGTCGCCCGCCAGAAGGTCGACCCGGACACCCCGACGATCTGCGTCTCGTAGGTTCCACCGCCCGTCTTGTAGTAGTACGTCACCAGCCCCCGCAACGGGTTGCCACCCGTGATCTCGACGCTGTTGTACTTCGAGCGCCCAGGCCTCACCGAGAGCCTCCCGTTGGTGCAGAAGAGGTTCTCAAGGTAGCGCAGCATGGACGTGTCGAGCTGATCTGGACTCAGCTCTTCGTCCATGCCACGGAAGCCCGAGAAGATGATGGGCTGAAGACGCTGCGGAGGCATGAGCTACCTCACCGCGACTGCGGGTGGATGCTCGGCAAGTCGGCCGGGAACCCCTGCGCCTTCCGACCCATGTCCACGTAGGTCTGGAACATCGCCATCTGCGCCTGCGCGCTCTCCGCGTCCTTGTCCATCATGAACATCTGCGCCGCACACCAGTGGATCAGCGCGCCGTGGTAGCTCTCGTCGAACTCCGGCTCGTCCTCGGCCTTGACCAGGTACATCGGCCGCCGGACGAACGTGACCACCATCCCGTCCGTGATCGCATCGCCGGGAGCCGGGTAGAGCTGGATGACCTCGCGACCGAGTTGGATATAGCCCTGCACCCAAGTGGCCCGCTCGGAACTCGACGGCCAACCCGCGTTCTGCGCACGTCCCAAAGCGGTCTGCCGCTGCTCCAGTTGGGGAATCACCCGGAAACTGCTGCTGCTGGAGTGCTTGATCCGCACCTGCTTGATCCGCATAGCCGACCAGGGCGTGAAGTAGTCGGCCGTCGAAGCCACAAGGTCGATGCTCCCCTTGTCATTCCGGAACCAGACCTGCGAGTTGTCTCCCACTGTCACGGCCGCCGCCAGGGTCAGCGTCTGCGTCGAAGGGGTGATGCTCGTGATCCGGCAGTTCGTGGCCTCCTTCACGCCTGCCGCTGTGATGAAGTCGATCCGGTCGCCCACCTTGAAGTCCTGGGTGTCATCGACGACCACCGTCAGCGAGGATGTCTTCGCCCCGTCGACCAGCGTCCGGTAGATCCCGTCCTGGAGAATCTCCGTCTCGTCCACCAGACGGCGGGCCCCCGCGTCGATCCAGTTGAACATCAGCGGGTCGATGAACCGCCGGCCGTCCTCGTCGCCGGCGATGGTCCGGGCCTGCGCCATGATCTCGGTTCCCAGCATGGTCGCTACCTCCTCGGCTGGCCTGTGAGCCACGCCGGTCTCTGTCTGTTCGCGCTCCTGGGAGGCAGGTTGTCCTCCCCGACCTGCCGCCGGTACGCATCGTTGGCATCCTCGAGACTGCCACGGATCGCCACGCCGTCCAGCTCCTGCCGGTGCATCCGGTGGAAGAAGTCCGCCGAGTCGGTGGCCAAGTCGGCCACCTTCTGCCCGCGCTCCTTCTCCAGCGAGTCGTTGTGGCGCGTCACCTCCACAACCTGCTGCCTGAGCCGCGCCCTCTGACGCGCAAGCTCCTCGCCCTGTAGCTGGCGAGGCTTCTCCCGCGGGTCTCTCGGCCGGTCCTTCGTGTACGCTGGCATGGCGGTCTCCCTGTCACTGCCGGAGCGAGGGGAGGGTTGGCTACCTCCCCCCGCTCCCTCTGGTCTGCGGTTGTCTGAGGCCCCAGCCTCAGTGGTCCTGCTCGGCCTGCCCGATGACGAGGACGCGCACCGCCGTCGAAGTGCTGCTGGCAGTCGGTGTCACGTTGTCATTCGCGGTCGGCTTCGTCACGGTGAGCGTGATGCGACCTGGATACGTGGCCTGGGTGTCGATCGTGGCAACGACCCACATGGCGTTGACGCTCGGGGCGACATCCAGCACCGCCCACACCTGCTCGACCTCGGTCAGTCCGGTAGAGACCGTCTCCGTCCCGGTCACATCGACCTCCACGACCAGCATCCGCCGGGCGTGGGCGTTCAGATCGACAAGGCTGATGTTCGTTGGCACTGCCATGTCTCTGCCCTCCTGGACAGGATGTGGTCTACGAAGGCTCGGTGAGCCCGGTCATGGCGCCCTGCGCGTTGCGGCGCGTGCAGCCCATGTTCGCGTAGAAGCCCAGCTCGGCCTGCCACGCGTCCACGTTGTTCACCTTCCGCATCATGTTGCCGTCGCGGTCCAGCCACATGAAGTCCGTCTGCTGGTAGAGCTGGATGTCCTTCATGTTCAGGAAGTCCATCCGCCCCTCCGTCTGGTCGTAGGTCGGCAGCATCGGAATGGAGGCGCCGCCCGCGTAGAAGCTGAGAGCCTCCCAGCCGCCGGCCAACTTGGTAGGGGTGGTGATCCTGATCTCGTCGGTCAGCAGATTGTAGTACTGCCGGATCATGCCGTCCGTGGTGAGGATCAGGTTCGGCTTGTCACCACAGTCCTCCGCGATCTCGTCGCAGAGGGCCAGCATGTTCATGATATCCAGCGCACCGCCCGCGCTGTCGATGTGCGCCGCCCAGAACTCCTGCCCGGAGGTCGCCGGGTTGAGGCTGTGCAGTTCACCCGACGACGCCACGATGCTCGCCAACCCCCCGAACTCCTTGCCCGCCGAGGCCGTCCGCACACCCGTTCGGGTGACGATACCGTTGTCCTCGGCCGACACGTCGGAGGTCAGCACAAAGGTCGTCGTGTCGGTAACCGAACTCACCTTCACTGCCTGCGCTGTCAACGCGGTGCCCGCGGCGTTCCAGATGTCCACGACCATGTTCCGCCGGATGCGACGGGTCGTGCCATCGGTCGCCGACCGCCCGTTGTCGCAGGTGATCGTGGCGTCGTTGGTGACAGCCCCGTTCACGAGGCAGAGCTGTCCCATGCCGTTGCCGTACACCTGCCGCTCCAGGTTGCGCTTGAAGCTGTCCTGCAGGTCGCGCACACTCAGTTCCATGATCCGAGCGAAGCTGGACGCCTTGCTTCTCGTCGCCTCAAGGGTCGGGCCGCTGATCCGGAACCTGCCGTACTGGTACTTCAGCGGAAGGGTCGCCCGCACGAACTCGGGCTCTCCGGGATCCGGAAGCTCGTCCCACTCTGCCCGCGCGCCGACGCCCTCGTTGAGAGCAGTGTGCAGCACCAGGATGGCGCTCTCGCCCTCGATGTCGTCGGTGTTGCGCTTGAGCTGACTGAACATGGGAGTCCCCAGGTTCAGCACCTCGCGCATGTTGGGCAGGTAGAACTCCTTGAGGAGGTTGGATACGGTGCTCAGTCCGACTGCCATAGGTCCTCACTCCTCGCTGCACCGCTACCGTCCGCCCTTGGCGAAGCCCTCGATGAGCCGGGTCGCAACTGCTATCCGGTCTTCCCCTTCGAGCTTCCTGAGGTCGAGGCCTCCAGCCTTAGCCGGCGGCGCGGCGCCTGAATTGCCCCTGCCGATGTCCGGCGAGAGGCTGCCGGGTGGCGGAATGCCGCCCCGGCTGGGTTGTCCTCCGAACGCCTTCTCGAACTGACGCTTCTTCTCGTCAGCGTACTGCTTGACCAGCGCCGGGATCGGCACGGACGGGTCTTCCCGCATCCGATACCCGACGAACTGCTGCGCCAACGGGTCGTCGAGGAGGTCCCACTTCCTCAGTTCCGACTCGACAGACGAGAGCAATGCCTGCTGGCCCTGCTCGCGACTCGCGCGCTCGTGTCCTTGAGCCAGCATCTCGACGCGCTCTAAGAGCCTCTGGGCCCATTCGGGAACCTGACCGGCTCCCTGGCCCACTCCGGGCACCGGAGCGGCGTAGACAGGTCCTGCTGCGCCCGGAACGGGCATCCCCTGCTGCTGGCCCATGCCGTAGCCTCCCGAGTCGCTCCCCTGCTGCTGCTGGAACTGCTGGTACAGGAAGTTGGTCAGGTTGGCGATGGCCGTCCGGCTATCGGGGCCCGCCTGCTTGAGGAGCTGCAGCGCCTCGTCGTAGGCTCCCGTCTTGCCGTCCTCGCCGACTGCGTACTTCTCGCGCAGGGCGTTCCGCTGCCGCTGAAGGCGCTCAGCCTTCTCCCGCGGAACGAGTCCTCGGCCACCGAAGCCCTCGGAGACCTCGCGCTCAAAGTCCTCGTCGGTCTGGCTCTGCCCATCGCTCGCCCCGAGCGCCTCGCGGAACGGCTTCAGGTAGTCGTCTGACCCGGGCTCGCCGCCCCGAGCTTCCTGGCCGTCCGGTTGGGCGCCTTCCTCATCCCTACCGCCGATCAGTTGCTGCAACCGCTGCTGCACCTCGTCGTCCCCGTCCGGCTCCCTTCGGGCGCCTTCGGCCCCCTGAGCCTCCAAGTCGGCGAGGAACTCCGCCACGCTCGTTGGCTGTTGCATCCCTGCTTCGTCAGGTGCTTCTGCGTCTGCTGCCGGTGCTGACCCGTTGGCCTTCTGGCTTCGCGGCACGCTTGGCTGTTCCATGTCAGGTATCCTCCAGCGCCTTCGGCGCAGAGTCGGGCTCCGCTCAGAAGCCCGCCGCAGGTCCCATCGGCGCCCCCATCGGGAGTCCAGGCATCATAGGTGCCTGACCCATTCCGCCGCCCGGCGGACCTGGTACCGGGCCGGCGTTCTGACGGAGACCCTGTACCAACGCACCAAGGCCTCCAGACTGTCCTTGCTGTCCGGCCATCATCTCGTTCATCGCCTGAATGATCTTCTCTTCCAGCGTGAGGTCGTCGGCAATAATGTCCCAGACGTGCCCCATCTCCATCATCTTCAGCACCCGACGCTTCGTCGCCGGATCGGCCGGCTCCCCCATCAGCCCGCTCTGGTAGAGGTCCATCGCCATCTGCCGGCGGGCCGGCAGACTCTCTGGCATCGCAGATCGCGGGTCAACCACCACATCCGCCGCACCCCGCAGATCGCTCCCCTGAAACGCGATCACCTGATACTCGTGCCCCTTGCCCATCAGGCGCACCATGCGGGGCGTCGTGTAGTACCGCTGAGCCAGCGCGAGCAGCATCTGACAGCAGCGCCGCACCGACTCGTCGTGCATGTCGTAGGTCGGCCGCAGGGGCCGGTCGTCAGCCTCCTGGAGTATCTGCATCGCGATCCCCGCCCGCACGTTCGGCGGCGCTTGCCCGACGCTCGCCTCGTGGAGGAAGCTCAGGTCGTCGATCATCCCCCGGTTGTACTCCAGCAGCGTCCCCAGATAAGCCGGCAACTGCGGCATCGCCATGGGATGAGGCTCGTGCGGCGGGTTGTACTGCCACATGCGCCCGGGGAAGTTGATGTCGGCCAGTGGGGACAGTTGAGCCGCCCGGGATACCAGGATCGGCGGATGGCACAGATAGTCCCGCGCCAACCCAATCTGCTCCAGTGTGATGTTGTACTCCTCGACCGCCGGGACGATGTTCTCGACCAGCCCACGCCCCCAGATGCTCGACGGCAGCATCTCGAAGACGCTCATCGCGAACGGGAAGTCCCGGTGCGGGTACGGGTTCGGCTCATCGATCACTGTCTTCCCGCCGATCACCAGCACCCGGCGCCCGTCCATGTTGGCCTCGCTCGGGCGCTCCCAGTACTCCAGCACGAGGACCATCTCGTGGTCGTTGTTGGTCGGTATCCCGAGGGACGAGGCATACGGGCTGTCCGTCATCCCCGAGAAGTTGAGCACGTTGAAGCCGGCCGCGTCCTCGCTGCCGTAGTCGACCTTCTTCATGTCCTTGGTCGCCCGGACACCCCAGTGCGCCTCGATGTCCTCCAGCGTCTTCATGCGACCGTGGATCATCCAGGTCAGCCGGTCGAAGTCCGGCACATCCGGCTCCGGGTAGACCTCGAACGGGCTCACCACGTCCACGGTCACATCCCCGTCGAACATCAGCGTCTCCGCGGATCGCGAGGTGGTCGCAAGACCCCGGAAACTCCGGTCTTCTGGGCTGTACGTCTTGGCAGTTTCCTCAAGCCAGCGGTCAACAGGGGACCGGGTTGCCTCGGCCGCACCCCCGCCTTTGATCGCTCCAAGAGAGGTTTCACCGGCCGGCGCCAACGAGCGCCGGGCCATCGAGCGCCCCGCATAAGCGTCCCACCCTACCCGGTAGAATGCCGTCCCCAGCACCGTCAGCCACGACGCGAACCGAATGCGCTTCGGCGGCGCGAAGATGGCTGTCCGCCAGAACTCCAACAGCTTCGTCGCCAGCCGCGCCGACTCGGCGTCATCTTCCTCAGTCGTCGCCGGCATAACCCCACACCAGGGGTTGTGAGCAGTGACCCGGCTCACCGTCCGCATCGTGTTCGGGATAGTGAAGTTGTGGACAACTGAAACCATGTTGGCGTTCGTCGCCTTCATGTCCTCGGGCGTCGCGTCGTCAGTCATCGCGAACTGCTTGTTCAGCGGGATGCCAAGGTAGTACGCCATCGAGCTGTACCAGCCGGTCTCGACTGCCCGCCGGGAATTCCGGGACTCCTCGAAGCACTCCTCGACGGCCGCTGCCGTAGCTTCCTTCGGAGTCATCGTCTTCCGCAGCCGAGCCTCGCGCTGACTCAGTAGTGGCATCAGACCGCTCCCCGAACTCGGTAGTGCCGCGCGCGCCGCATGAAGCGCGGAGCTGCCCGAGACATCAGGCTCCCCTCGCCAGACTTCGCGAGTCTCCGCGCCTCGTTGATCGCGCACATCTTCCGGATGTTCAACTCAGCGTTCGTCGGCTCACGGACAGCCGCCGGGTCGATCCGCAGCGACGGCTGCACCTGCAGCGAGTTCATTACCGCGTACCGCACCATGTCCACACAGTCGTCGTGCTTCTTCAGCGGCTTGCCCGTGGTCTTCCCCTTCACGACATCCCACTGGTACCGCTCCATCTGCCCGATGGTCGCGAGGCAGTGGTCGAACCAGAAGATCGCGGGCTTCCTGAGGAAGAAGCCGTCCGAGGTCTGGCTGTAGCGCAAGAGCCCGTTGATCCGCCGGATGCTGCCGAGGACATCGTTGTCCCCCAGCACCGGAGACATCCCCATCTGCGCCAACTGGTCGTAGGTCGAAACACCTGTCTGGATCGACCTGGCCTTCGCCGCCGGATCGATCACCGAGTAGGCAATCCGCTCACCCTCCTCCAGTGACTGCACCGTGTCCACGAAGTCCGGAAGCGATTGGTCCGGTGACGCCCACTCGCGGTACTGGATCAGTCGGCCGTTCTCCTCGTCCAGCGCCCACCAGCCGCAGACCATCGCATGAGCAATCCCGAAGTCCATGCTCCGGAACCGCAGCCAACCCTCCGGAATCTGGAAGGGCTGGATCACATGCACCTGCCGGTCGAAGATCTCGAAGATCTTGCCGCGCGCCCGCTGCCACTCCCCCATGACGAACATCTGGTACTGCTCGTGATCGAGGTCCTGCATCAGCTCCAAGTAGACATCCGGCAGGTACGGGTTCTCCAGCGAGGTCGCCTTGAACTCCTCGTAGTGGCGGCTCTTCAGCCATCCCTTGTCGGTGAAGTTGTTGAACAGGTAGCTCGCTTCCGCGCCCGGGTTGCTGGTGAAGAAAGCGCAGCGCCGGCCAACCCCAGGCAGCCGAAGCCGCTTCTTGAGTTCATCATGGGCTTCTTCACAGCCCGCCTCAATGGCCTCGTCCAGCCAGTAGAAGCCAAGCTGCATCGACCTGAACCGCTCTGGGTTCAGCATCCGCAGGTGCGTAAAGATGATCTCACTACCGTTCGGGAAGACGAGGAGGTTGCGGCCCTTGTAGAACTGGCAGTCGGCCATCAGGCCGGGGTCGATCACTTCCTCGAGGAAGATCTTCTGGGTGGAAATCTCAAGCTCCGGTTTCGACCAGCGACCGATGAGACCCCGGTTGCCCGGGTACCGCATCGACAGCGCGATGGACTCCACGCTGCCACAGGCAGTCTTCCCGCTGCCCATCCCTCCGCGGTAGAGCCGGAAGAGAGCAGGGGAGTTGTGGAAAGCCAACTGAGTCGCCAGCGGCTCAGTCCGCTTGCCTGTTTTCGGGTCCCGGTACCCGAGGTAGTAGCATTTCCTTGCGGAAGTCCTGCTACTCGTCCTGGACTCCATGAGCGACTGCCTCTCTGATCATCCGGTCGATCTCCTCTTCCTCGCCGTCTGCCAGCAGACCCTGCTGCTCGCGCTGCCGGATCAGATCCCCCGGGGAGAGCCCGGGGTCCGGCCCGGCCGCCATGCCAAGCCGTTGTAGCCGCTTCACCGGGTCGTCGGTTTCCGCCGCCCGTTGCGCATGGGCCTTCAGCAGGCGGTCCCTCGCCGACTCCCGGGGGCGGTGGAGCTGGAAACCGTCCTGATCTTCGTCGCTCGGAGCCTCGGCTTCGTCGTCGTCAACCCGCTCCATTCCGAAGTCGAGTTGCTCAGGCGCACCGAACTCCAGCTCGGCCGCGACCTCATCGTCCGTTGCCCTCGCCGTCTTCGCGATCCCGATGTTCGCCAGACTCTTCATCACGGTAGCGTAGGCCATCGCGTACTTGGGAGCGTCGCCAACCGGACCCGTCCTGATCTTGAGCGACAGGTTGGCAAGCGTAGCCCGAGCATCCGCCACAATGGCGATCATGTCGGTCAGCACGCTCTCGCCGACAACCTGAGTCGGTAACTGGCGCGCGGACGTCGGCTCGATGCCCTGCCGGTCGGCCATGTCGCGCACGGTGCGGTCCGGTAACCCGGTGATACGCGCCGTCTCCGGCACAGTGTTCCCGCGCCGGAGAAGCTCGCCCACCTGTCGCTCAACCGCTTCCGCGTGCTTCATGTCCCGCTCTGTTTGTGATCCAACGGCACCGCGTTGCGCGAGGTCAGCTCAGTCGATCCGCTGGTCAGCCTCGTGTGAACATCCCAGGTGCTCGGCGGCCTCATCGCAACGCCGTTGGCGGCCGTCAACCCGAAGTAGAACTCGCCGTCCGACGCCGAGGAGATTGTACCCGCCGCGGTCTGAGTAGCTCCCCGGGCCCGCCGGTCGATTAGCTTTACCTGGATGCTGGCGCCCGTAATGTCAAAAGCCGCCCCAGCCGGCTGGCGGCAAACGAGGTAGTGGCGCGGCCGGTCATCATCCCCGTGGTGGGTAAGTCTCTGACCCACCTTCGGATGCACCACCAACTCACTGCCCTCGGTGAATGCCACTCAGCCCACCTCCAGCGGCTCGATGTCGCGGCAGGCGACGAGGTACTTCACCTCACCGCCCATCGACTGGATCACCTTGAGAACCGGGCCGTTCTTCGGCGACACCACGCAGGAGATCCTCCGCGCGGGCTTGGCGAGTCCGCTGAGGTTCCGGTGAACCCACTGGGTCATCGCCGAGACCAGCAGCTTCCCGATCCCCATGCTACGGAAGCCCTTCTTGACACCGAGCCCCTGCACCATCGCCCCGAGCACCGCGTCCGGACACACCTGGTACTCCCACCAGATGTAGCCGAGGAAGCTGCCCTCCGGGCTCCTGGCTACCAGGATCACCTGGCCACCCAGCACCTTCTGCTCGGCGACCGCCTTCGCCAACTCGACACTGACCGCGCGTCGCACCTTGCGCCAGTCGCCTCCCGGGTGGTTCCTCTCGAACGCTTCCCGGAACAGCCCCTTGATCGGCTCAAGGTCGGCGTCACCAGCCCGGTCGATCACCGGCGCCTGCATCGGACGCCC